AGGGTCGAACAAGAAATTCTTGGGGTTGATCGGCATGATCTTGACAGAAATCCTGTCTCTTTCAATCACTCCAATCGCTGCCTGACCTTGCTGATTCGGGATAGGCTGAGTGGCAGGGATGTACTCCTTCTCAGTCTTGACGACAATCTCACCGATGCCAGTGCCGTAAATCTCTGCCATCAACTCAATCTGGTCAATGGCTTTGCGAATCTTGTCCTTCTTGAAGTCCTCCATCAGTTGAGACTTAATCATCTCAACATCTATCGGGTTGCCATTAACATCCTGAATATTGTCCTCAATGTCAAAGAAGTCACCCTGACCAAAGATTGCTTCCATGATCTCAGCGTGCCGAGTCTCAACAGCTTGCTGAGTCGCAGGGGTCACAATACGGCTACGCTCTGAATCCCTTGTCTTGTCATCTTCAGCCCACTGACCTCGGAAGATACGCTCGTACTCTTCCCAATCTGAGAGGAAGTTGGTGTCCCGATAATTTCTCCACCGATCACAGTGGTCAACAACAAATGCTGTTAATTCCTTATCAGCCTCAGTAGGCTCATAAAACTCATTCTGGTCTAAATTGTCTGTTGCCATAGTGTTACCTTATAGATGAACCAATTGTATTTCCAAAGGGGTCGGTGTACATGGGGATTGTTTCGTAGCTTTGTGGATACTGGCTAACTGGTTGCGCCAGCAAGTCAGGCAATGCAACTCCCATTGCCGTAGCCGTTGCTACATCCTTACGGAATGGGTCAAATGCGGCAAAGCGTGAGCGTACATTAGAGGGGTCGGTAATTACACTTTCAAGACCACTCATATTTCTGCCAGCATAACCAGCATCTGCAAGAGCCTGAGTGGTTCTTTTTTTCCACTCTGCAACACTAAAATTAGGATTTTGAGTTGCCATTTCCTGACGGATTGATTCGGCAATATTCATTGCAACATCATCATCTGCAAGTGTTCCTCTTGCTACTAGCGGCAAAACTCTAGCATTTCCAGCGGAATTCAAACTAGTATATTTTTCAGCATATTTGGAACTTGGACTGACATACACTCCAGCACCTAACTTACCTTGCAATGATGGGCGAATACTTCCAAAATCAACATCAGTGGCATGATAAAGAGGAGTATTAACATCAAATCCCATCGCCTGTGCTCTCATCTCAGCAGTATTGTTTGCTGGCAATCCTAAGCCACCCTGTTCAACTGGCAATGCCGCCCTTTGCTGTGCAAGATCGAGTGCGGCTTGTTGTGGATATTCAAAATTGGTGTTGTATCCATACTCATAAGGATAGCCCTCAGTGGATAAAGTCTTAGCTGGCACTTTTTTGCTGATGATCTCGTATTCACCATTCAATGTACTTTCACCATGTTGCTTTGCGTATGCTTTGCTAGTAGATACCCAATCACCATTATTGATGTCTTTTACACCTTTGGGTACTGCCCTAAATATCTCTACTTCAGCGTTAGGTTTTCCCCTTGCTTTTAATGCGGCAATGCGCCATTCAGAATCAATTAACCTATCACCAAGACCATACAACTGCTTACCCTGCTGAGAGTAAACATCTTCTGGAAGAATCTTTGTCAAATCATCAAGTGTTGCGCCATAAGTTTTTGCATTCGGGGCTAAATGACTTCCACGATAGGAAACATCCTTAATGCTCATCCCAACAGGCATACCCTCAGTGGCACGAACAGCACGACTTGCTAATCTACCAACCGCTGGCGCAAAAGGCGCAACATTCATTGCCGCATTGATTGTTTCTTCTTTTGGGCGCAAGGTCATGCCAGCACCTGTGAACAATGAATCACCATAGGATGCACGTTCAAGTGTTTGAGGAATTCCAGTGCCGTAAAGGAACTGAGCAGTACCTTGCATCTGCTGAGTCCTCTCAGGAGAACTCATGTATTGCAAAGGCAGATTTACAATGTCAGAGAACAATCCCAATATGGGACTTCTCGGAGTTGCCTTCATCTGATCTGCCATTTATACCCCGCTAATGATGTCGATTGGTTGCCACTCGTCTTCATCATCTGCCTCAAAGTATGAGGTTATAGATAACTGATCTATATAACTTAACGCATCAGGAAGATCGTCATGCACCCCTTGGGATGGGTACATCAGCAATTGGTCAACAAACTCAGACCAATCCTCATCCTTGTTAAGCACGATTCTGCCATGCTCAAACCTTCCTTGCAATGCCCAAATGATCCGATCTGACTTCTTCCTGTTGCCATGTGTCAAATCCACAATATGGGCATATATGTTGGATTTTCGCATTAAATCACTCAAATAGGGAAGTACCGCATTTTTTAATGCCCCACGTTCAATCCCAATGCTAATAGGGCGGTACTCCCTGATAGCCAGCAAGATATTAGCGGCTGTAGTCCTAATATCCCACCGACCATATTCAATCTTATGCACATACCACTTGCCATCCTCGGTGACCTTCACCACCGCAATGGCACTCTGGTCTAGCCTCTTCTTAGAGTTGGCAGCCTGTTTAGCCACCTCCTCAAACCCCGCCAAGTCCACCGCTATGAAGTAAGAACCATACTCAGGGATTTCCCCATACTTAATCCACTCCTCCTTGAAGACATCACTCCCCGCATTATCAAAACTTGCCATATACTCTTGCTTGAAGGCAAAGCTGGATAGGGTCTTCTTTGCACTTTCGATTTCCCTCTCATCTATCAAAGGGTTATCCTTGGTGGTGAAATGCCAAGATTTCCAATCAGGATCATCACCCTCCTGACCCAAGTTGTAGATGTCGTAGAACCAGTTCCTCCCCTTGGGAGTCCCGATGAACATGGCACGACCACGCTTATCCGACAAAGATGCTCGGATTACCTGTTCCCAAGTCTCAGGCTTAATGTCAGCAACCTCATCCAGTACAGCGTAAGTCAAGCTGACACCCCGCAAGGTGTCGGGTCTGTCCGAACCCCTGACATATATCTTTGCACCATTAATCAAGGTGACTTCCATGTTGTTCACATGACTACTGGTGATGATCTCCCGACCAATGTCTAAGAGTACATCCCAGATAATCTGTCTAGCCTGACCCTGAGTCGGGGCAACATAAAGCACAGCAGAACCAGCAGGGCAACTCAAACCCTCAATCAGTAGCGTAGTCACCGCTAACCTAGACTTACCGCATCTTCGCCCCGCCACCACAACCTTGAACCTAGTCTTGTCAGCGTAAACCTCCTGTTGCCAAGGCAATAGCGCAAAGTTCAAATCAGCCATTCTTAGCCTCTATGTCTTGGATGTCATCTGGGTCAATTGTCGTTGTTGTAGCGGTAGGTGCGCCTATGCCAGTTATGTTGATCGTGACTGCACTCCTCTGGCTCTTATCCTTTTCAAACATACTGACAGGCAGTGTCCTGTCTACGCACATTTTGATAGCCGCCATCTGTGCAGGGTGGTTGTCGTTTAGCGCAATCATGATGAGTTTTTCCACGACATCCTTGCCGCTAGACTTGATAAGCATATCCTTCAAGTCCTTGATCCTCTGGCTGTCAGTCTTAGGTAACGCTAACTCAGGATTCCTTGCGTACTCCTGTATCTGACGCTTTAAGCCATAGATGCCCTTGGGTCTGCCAGCTTTCTTCTTCTCTGGCTGTGGGTTGTCATCTTGAATACTGTCAATCTGTTCTATCTTCACGATTGTCCTTGGGAGTTGTGGGCGTGATAGAGACGGACTATAGCAAATTGTGGGTTGATAGTCTTCTTTTTTTCGTAGCGGGGAGTGGGGGAGTTGCCCCTTTTCCTATTTTCGTTTTTTCAGTGGGGCGGATGCACCCACAATTATCACCGACCGACAGACCCCCCTCCCCCCCATCGAAAAATCGACCAGTTATCCACAGGCAACTGTGGATTCTGTGGATAACTTCTGTAAGTCATTGATTTTGCTAGAGTTTTTCTACGCACTTACAAACTGCTGACATATTCCATTTAACACAATGTCCATTATGTTAAGTCAAAATCACAAAAGGTATTACAAACATCTGCAATCTGTGACAGGAAATGAAACCAACCTGTGCAAATGTGGATAACTTCCTTGCCGATCTGTGGATAACCTGTGGATAACTTCCAAATCGGTGGATTGGCAACTGGCGGAGGCGGAGAGGGAAAGAGGCGGATGGTGCATTATCGGGGTACTTGATAATGATATTGATTCGCATTTGCAAATCGTAACCAAGGATGGCAATGACTCTAACCAAGCAATGCCTCTAATTCTTGCCAGAATCGCCTACAGCAAGATTTTCTAGGTCATCCTCATCCACCCCAAGGAAATCGTATAAATCGTTTTTAGGGCGGTATCCAAGCCTCCAGAGCATCGCATAGCAATCCAAGACATCTTTAAAACCTTTGGTGATGTTCCCATTGCCAGCACACAACAGGATTGTTCTTTGTTCCTCAGTCAGTTTGCGCCTGAACTGGACTGTATTGATCTGAGGACTTGCCATCACTTCCTCGCTGGCAAGTTAAACATCTTGGGTGGTGCATCACCACCATAGACATCCTGTAGATCGTCTTCCATATCATCAAAGCCCAAACCTTTAGCAAAGTTCTTGTTTGGGGTGAACTTGGTGACAGTAGCTGTTGGGTCAAAGGCTTTGATCTTGATGACATCCTGAACCATCGGGTCGGACATGATGACCTCAAACTCTTGCAGAGTCCAGATGGTGCTGATGTCTTTGCGTTGACGCTGCAAATCCAAACTGTCATTGATTGTGGAGACAACGGCAAAGACAACTCCGTCTTTTGTCTTCCACTCAATAAAGTTGGTCTTTGGGTTCTGGCTGATCTCATTGTCAACCGCCCACTTCTCCAAAGCCTCATAACCTTTGACCATGCCGTTGACTGCTTTCCTGAGTCTCTCAATGTCACCAAACTCCAAAGCATCCCAAACCCTACTCATCTGACCCCAAAACTTCACCCTAAACTCAGTGTCAACTAAAGTAATCAGTCTATCAATACCCCAAATTTGGCAATGTTGCTCTTTCCTAGCCTCCAACTCCATCAACACCGCATTCGATTCAATCTCCCAAACTGTTGCCTGACGTTTAGGTACTTGAACATCTGGAACATCTTTCCGTGATCTTGAACGAGTCATTTTCAATTTCCTTTAAAAAAAGACAAAGAGACAAAGCGGGGTGAGACAAACCTCAGGTACATAGACCTGAGGTGGTTTGTCCCACTTTCACCTGTGGGACATTTGTCTCGTTTGTCCCACTTTGTCTCGTTTGTCACTGGATGTTTATACAGCACCATAATTCTCCAAACCTGTCTTCAACCAGACAAAATTGTCCCCAATCACAATCTTATTTACGCTAACAAGTCTCTCCCTTGCCCTCATCCATGCCTTACGAAAGGCTACCTTATCATCCTCAGTGCAGCCCTTCATAGACCAAAACTCAGCCTTCCAATCATCCAAACTCACTCCATACCGACTAATACCATCTACTTCACGATATGATGCTTTAGTCTTAATCACTTTCATCAAGGAATCCATCTCCAAACGCTGATTTCCACCGCTACCTTGGTTGTTTTTACTGCCTTTCGAGTTGCTACTGGCAATGTCTTGGTTCTGCCTGATAGCTAAACTGGTCAAGGTTTCAAAGCCCAAGTCCGACATTCCGATCTCAATGCTGACCACCTCAATACCGATCTGGATGCTGTCAGCCCCATCTTTTTGCTTGCTGACTGTCAGGATTGCATTCCCAATCACGCTTGCATCTGATGAGTTGATGACTGAATCCTGCCTTTGAATCTCAAGTTCAGTGTCTACAGCACCAAGTAGGGAGCTGTGACCTCTGAGTCCCTTGGTGACATCTTTACCACTATGGTGA